GGTAAATTCACAATCACATTGCCATCCGTAGTGTTGCCAATTATTAATTCGTAACCGTTTGTTATTGTATGCGTTCCGGCCGTATATGTCACCGATGCGTTGTGTTCCTGAACATGCCATCGAACTTCTTCGGTCGAATCAACATATTCCAACATGACTTCCCAACGCGTGTTCAATGTTGGTTGCGATGTGGGTGCGCCTTCGGCCTCGTTGATAAGATATTCCAACACTTGTTGTTGTGAATCCGCCGTGATGACATTCAAATTGCTCACCGCGCTTTCAATGTAGTTCAAACGATTCAACAAATTGTTGGTTTTGGGTTGTTCAGTTTTCAAACCTTCGCCGGATGATGTCGTCAATGTATAAACCGGTGAAACACCAATCCATTCACCATCCCATTGTTCCGACCTGGCATCCCATTTCACGCCGTTCAATACCCATGCATAGTTATCAAAATACAATGTTTTGATGGCCGTATATGTTCCGGAATCAATCCATGTTCCACGAACTACCGGAACAAAATTGGCATAAATAGATGCCATCTGCAACCCCAACATTTTGGTGATTGTTCCGTGGGTTATTGAATCCCATCCGCCGTACCAATCCGAACCCAAAACATCGGTTGTGCCATTATTGACCAACCAATTCCCGATGCCATATTTCAAAGAATCGACATAATAATTTGGCTCTAAAACAATTGGAACGCTATTAATCAAATTGGCCGATGATGCCGTTGTGACTTCGGTGATGTCAAATGTGAAATCCGGGTTTTGATATGGTGACGCATCCGCAAATGCCACCTGAATCGATCCCCAAAAATCCTTCAATTGCAACAATCCATTTTTCCATTTGGTTGGTGATGAATATGGCAAAATAAATCCATACACATACATCGTGATTGTCAATGTATCATAACCGGCCGGCGCGGTTGTGACTACCTTTTCCGTTTGCGATGTAATCCAACCACCTTGCACATTTTTGGTTTGCATGCGGAAAAATTCCGGTGTTGGAACACCCGACACCCAATATCCGTTCCCATCCAAATGCATTGTGCCACCCGCCCCATCAGTCAATTTTATGGTATAAAATAAATCCGTAATGTCTTCAACATAAGTGACACCACCGGACACAACCGTCAATTTTTCAGATTTGGCCATGAATCGAATGCGCATTGGTGCGGAATCCGGTGTGCTACCGGTTGGAATATCCGTGGCCACCAATGTCATCGTTGTGGTTGCCTTATTTGCGTATGTGCGTGATTCTATTGCTAAATTTTGGCGATGCGTGTTTATTGTAACCGATTGCGCTGCCGGTTGATAATACAACGACGGTTTTGCCATCCATAACGGGCGCACATCGTTTCCAATCGTTTGGCGGTGTGAATAGGTTGCCGTCCCGATATACTGCCCCGTATAGGAATATTGACGCAAATTTATTGATGTGACATTGTCATAAGCGTTGAACGGAATGACATAATATGCGCCATTGTCATGCGTGAACCTGGCACCAAACATCAACAATACATTTTCCAACGCTTCTTTTGCGCTGATATAGTTTGGCTGAACTTGCCATCCATCGATGTCAACGGTTTTGACATCGGTAAACGCATCAAAATTTTGCAAAAATGTATATTCGTTCAATTTATACATGTCAAAACCCAAACGCAATGCGCTGGCTTCATGTAATAAAGTACCGTCATACAAATATGCGTTTGATGTTCCATTAATAACCCAATAATCCGCCAATTCTAATGTGTCCAAACATCGTCTAAACAATTGATTTACGGTGATGTAACCATTGGAAAACCAACCAGGTTCCACCTTGTAACCATCCATTAATTCAAGGCCATCAACGGCCACTAAATCAATGATTGGTTTGCTTTGGATGGATTCCCTCAACCGCGTCATTTGGTCGGCCAAAACGCGACCGACATACATCAATGAATTGTTGCGATAAATCAACATCGCCCATGCGTTTTCCGCTTCGGTTTGTATGGCGATGAAATCATCCAATGTTGTTTGATCCGGCATCACCCATTGCGCAATTGCGCGTGATGGTCGTATAAAATTAGAATAAACCGAATCTGATTCGCCTTGCCGTTCGATGCTGATTCCGTTTCCGGCCAATGTCAATTCATCGCCCGCACTTGACGAACCTGATGGCGCATCCCATAATTCAACGCGATATTCAACATTTGTAATTGAAAAAAAAGAACCGTAGTATTTTCGTGCCATTATCCGCGTCGTGAATCTTTGTTGTATCGTTCCAACACAATCGCCAAATCGCGACCGCTGATGTGCGTTTGTGCGACATAGCCGGTTGATTGGTCGGACTTCATTAATGTTTTCAATTTATCCAATGGGGCGATGACCTCCGGGTTTGAACGCGCACCGGGATATTCACCCATCAATCCCAATGTTGGCCCGCTAACAATACCACCATCTGCAAACGCCGGAACGCTTGGGCCGGCTTTCATTGTGTTCCGAACCGCTGCACCTAATGCAACCAATACAATACCCGCCGCCAATAATTCTGGCGGATTTGCATAAGCGGTTTTGAGTTTTTCAATACTGATGGCATAGGCAATCAACATTTTTCCGACTTGTGACATGAATGCGCCCAATGCCATGATGACTGTATCACCAAAATTGGCTAAAATGTTTCCTTGACCGCTTATCACGCCGCCCAATGCTTCACCAAATGCAACCGCAACATCAACGCCCAATTGTTCGGCAACACTAGTTATTTGTTCGGTTAACTTTTGGAAATCTTGAACAATTTGCGAATATGATTTCGGATCGATTTTGACCGGAATAAGCACCGGCGGAATAGCCGTTCCCGCAATGATATTTGTTGCGTTCAAACGCTTTGCTTCATCCGCTGCCCTTTTTCTTGCTTTTTCCGCACCTTCATAACGCTTTTTTTCCAACCAATTTATCAAATCGGCTTCGGCGTTCATTACTTCTTTGCGGCTTTTTTTGATGTCGTCGGCTTCTTTTTTTGCTGCTTCGGCACTTTCTTGACGCGCTTTCTTTTGCGCAATCTTCATGTCCAAAACTTGCAAATCATATTCCCTTTCGGCATCTTCAATTTGCAATATCAAATCAACGCGCAATTTTGAATCATCTGACAATTCGCTTCGAAACTTTTTCATGTATTCGATGCGTTTTTTCATGTGATTCAATTCAATTTGCGCAATTTGCGCGTCGGTTTGTCCGGCTAATTGAGCGCGTTTTTTTGCGACATTCTTTTCATATTCAAGACGCTTCAATACATATGCCAATTCACGGTTGTTCCGTGCTTCCAATTCATCGGCATATTTTTTTTGCGCCTCATACGCTTGTTCAATTGCTTCCGTGTCATCCATCCATGCAGCGGTCAATGCCACAACGGATGCAATAACGGCCGCCGCAATCAAAAACGGATTGGCAGCCATGAATGCGCCAATTTTTGTCACAACGGCGGACAATGAACCAAACTGCGCTTGCAAATCCTTAACTTGCATAATGGCCGCCCCAAAGTTCAACGCAGCGTTAGTTGCCATCAATACATTGCGCAATTCTTTGTTGTCTTCATTGACAATAGCCAAAACTGAACTGACTGATGAAAACGATGTTGCCAATCCGTTCAACGCCGCGCGTGAACCCGACAATGTTTGATTGGTTTGGCTTAATTGCTGGGTATAACCTTGTTTTTTTGCAGTCAATTCAGAAACGGCCATTGATTGATCCTTCAACGCCGCTTTGGTTTTTTCAATTTCCGCGCGAACTTGCTTTTGACCTTGCACATCCATTTTCGACATGGTGTCGCGCTTTTGTCGCAACTTTTCCAAATCGGCCATGAATTCACGGGTGATTTGCTTTTGTTCGTCAATTTCCGCCGTAACTGATGCAATCTTTTGACGCAATTGGCCCGAACCCAATGATTGTTCAATCGCTTGCCCGGCCTTGTTTGCGCTCGCTTGCATTTGGGCCGACGATTTTTCCATCGTGTCGGCCGCTTGCTTCACATTTTTATTGAATAGGTCGGTGACCGCATTCAAAACAATATTTATCGCGCTTAATGCCATTATCGGTTGTAACTAATTGAATAATCCTGAATTATTTGAAAAATGCCGTATTCTTCGGAATTGTCATCGGTCAAATGTGATTCGCTGATGTATTCAATTTCCCATGTATAAACCCCATTGAATGTGGCCGGCGTTGCAATCTCCAATGCGGTGCGTGTCAAATCTGCAATTTGAACACATTGCGTGTATGTTGTCGCATATATGTTAACTTCAACATTCGCCCAATCGGTTTTTGAATGACCGGATTTGGATGGATGCGGTGTCACCGCTGTGACGCGAATTGTGATGCCCGGATATGGAACACCTTGCACAATGCGCAATGGGTTTATGTTCGTGCCAACAACGGCCGTCAATGCGGAATTGTTGGATAAAACATTGTAAATGGCGTTTATTGCTTTCATGCTTCGGCGGGCGGTGTCAACTTCGCAAATATATCCGCATAGCGCGTAACCTTTGCAACAATATCGTCATGGTCTGATTTTTCCCACGGGAATCGCATCAACTTTTGCGGGCTAATTGGTTTTTTCAAATGTGGTGAAATCATGGTTGCGGCCATCCATCGCGATGTTTCCCATTGATTCCGGTATTGTTGTTCCTGGGCGTTGCGCATTCCAAACAACCGCAATCGAAAATGTTTTGGATGACATTCATCGAACGCATCATCATCCATTCCCATTTCACCAAATGCGATTTCGCGCAACCGGTCAAATGTTAATGATTCCGATGATGTGGCCGCGTCTACTTTCCCACCGCTTCGGATGTTCCTGGTCGTGGTTTGAAAAATTCTTCAACCGCCGTGGTGAACTGAACAATCACGGGTTCAATTTCGCTGAATGATTCAATTGCATCCGCAAAATCATCAATGTCAACAAATGGGAATTGTTCGCGTTGTTTCTTGTATCCGGATTGGATTCCAAAATAGGCGCATGCTCGCGCAAATTTCAATGAATGTGCAATGTTGTTGGCCGACATACTTTGGCCTAACTGCGTGAAATCTTCCAAATCAAATTCGGCCATGATGTTTTCAATGGCGCGCATGTTAAAAAAAAGGGGGTGACGAACACCCCCGATTGTAATCGTGTTCATGTTGCGAATATACGCAACAATTTACAAATTAGATTGTTCCAACGGTCAATGCGCCGGTTCCTTGAATGCTGGCAGTAAATGTCGCAACATCGTTGTGGGGGGCGGTCAAATTCAATTCGTTGAAAAATGCGCTTCCGCTCAACTTCAAATCACCTGAAACATTTGATGTCATCACGATGGTCACGGATGTTCCGGCCAACAAATCGGTGATGATTTCTTTCCAACTGATTCCGCTTCCAACGCTTGCATCTTCTTCGAACATACCTTCAACGCTCATGGTGTAACCATATTCGCCGGCGATGTATTCTTTTGAACCCGCTGAATCTTTGTTGGTGGTTTCAATCATGTCTTTGGTGATTGAAAAATCGTTTGATGTCGCGTTTGCGATTTTTACGGGGCTGCCCGCAACCTCTTTGTAGATTGCAATTAGGGTGCCGTTGGTGATTCCTGTGCTTGCCATGATATTATTTTTTTATTTTTTTATTTGGTTTTGAATCCGGCCCGTTTGGCCTTTTCTTCTAAATGTTTTGATACCAACCTTTCCATTGCGCTAATGTATAATGTCTTTCCCGCCTCAAATGCCGGGCGCATGAATGGTTTTGCCGGCCCAATGTTTTTGCCATACTTTTCACCGTTTGCGCTTACTTTCTTTTTGCGGCTTGGTGTACGATCCGCCGTTCCTTCTTCAATCAAATGCGCGTGAAAACCCTTGTAAGGCCCGTACACTCGCGCACCAATCAAACGGAATGCGCGGCCTTTGCCACGATTGTCGCGTTCAATGTATCCAATTGAATTGCGCAAATTGCCGGTTTTGACATTGATTTTCGCCTTTGCCAATGTAATGAATATTTTGCCCGCTTGCTCGATGAATTGGCCCATGATAGGCGAATCAATCTGCAAATTGCGGAATTCATCCAACGCCAATTTGTTTTGCTGAAAATATGCCGTTGTTTTTGTCATTGCACCAATTCGGTTTGGATTCGTAAATACATGCGGCGTTCCAAATCCGCAATGTTGATGATGTTGTAATATTTATTTTCCCAAACAATGCGCATTTTGGGGTTGATTCCCGAATCGTAACGCATTGAAAATGTCACGGTTTGTTTTGCTTCACGGCGGTCTGAATCAACTGATTCTGAACCGGATTCGCTTTCTTGAATCCTGGCCCACGGCGTTGAATAGGTTGACCATGATTGCAACTTTTCCCCGGTGTTTGAATCCGTGGTTGTAGTGAACTGTTCCACCGTTAC